TTTTTCCCGACATCATCAACTGCCTGACCTGTCTTCTTCATGCCTGCGTCAAAGTTTGACGTGTCGGCTGAAATCTTAAATACTATATTCTGAGCCATGATGTTTTTAGTTTAACCTTTGTATGGCTCAGAGCCTATTCGCTTGGGTAGCGATATGCAAATATACGAAATTATCTATTTCGCTTGGGTAGATTGATGCTTTAAATGTATGTCATATCGGTAAGTATCGAGAATCGCACCGTACTCGTCTATGCCCTTATGAAGTAGTAAATCGGTTTCACTTATCACGCCCTTGGTTATCTGTGCGTGCATCCAATTAATACTTCTTAACTCGTTCATGTATTCATCAGCCCAGTTTCGTGTAAGGGAAAGATACTGCTTTGGTTGTCGCTCGATTCCGTCAAAGCCCTTTGTAGGATATGCATACGGATAACAGCGTCTGAGATGTCCGACAATTGAATGATATAATGCACTGCTTTTACTATAAAAAAAAACCGACAATCTATATCCTCTTGCCATATTTTAATTTTCTGAGCGTTTAATGAGGGTTTGTAAACATGCGGGTCTTCATCTGGAAGCAATGCGAATACGCACGCTATATCCATAAGTAACGCCTCGTCTGGAATGTCGGCAACTCGCTTCTTGAGTTGGTCGAATTTCGAGTAGGCATTAATAATACTACCCGTATTTAAGTCGGCTTCGATTTCCTCGAATGCCTTAACAAGTCGATTGCCTGTCAAACCCATTGATGCCCGATTTACGGCAAGGTCGGCAGGTATAACTCGTTCGGCTGGTACGTTGAGCCAATCGGTAATCATTGACCAATTCGTGCCGTCAGTGGATGTGTAGATGTTGGAGGTTATCATGATTGAATTTAATTATTTGGTTTGGCTTTAAGCGATTCATTCTCCGCCCTCAATCGGCTCACTTCTCTTTCGGCTATTTCAAGTTTTATTTGATATGTCTTTATAATCATTTGGTAATCCTCAAGTATTTTGTGTTCTCGCTCAAGTATATCAACTGATTTGCATAGCCTCGCTTCGAGGTCTTTTACTTTTTTGATATTGAATATGTCCATGATTGTTTAATTAATTTACACGTCAGCAAACTTACCCATTTTTGCGAACCTATCCAAAAACTGCCTGTGAAATGTCCACAAGTAATATTCAAGGCAGTCGAATAAGTGACCTGTTAAATTATCGGGTGGCTTCTTTTCTGCACCATCGCCACGCTGTACGAGTTCTAAGTCTTGAATGAGGTATTTACACTTGTTGCTTATTTGAATGTCACCATGCTTGGATAATAAAGAATTGAGCAGTACAATATAATCGGTGCTGTGCGGGTTGGCTGACAATAGGCGTATCTGCCCATCGGATAGTTTCAGATAGCCTTTAATCAGTTTCCAATTGGTCATGCCTTTCTGGTGGGCAGTCCGATTCCTTCCAGATGCATCGCCTGTGAATATTAGGCGGTGATGGTTCGGGTATTTAGTACTTATGCGCTGGCAGAGTTCAGACACGTCCGAATTTATTAATCGCTCTTCGCCAATGATTCGTATCGTCTTCCTGTCGGGTGTGTGCTGGCTATAAACGCACGTCATGGGTGACACGTTGAAGTCGATACTAACGTACACTGGCAGGTTCGCAAACTCAGCAAATTCGCCTACATGCACCTTGCGAGTGAAGGCATAGGCGTAAATAGAACTCTGAGCAGTTATGAGATGCGCCAAGACTTCACGCTTGAATGTCTGCGGGTCTAAGGTGGCTTCCAACTGCTCAATGTAGCCATCGGGTAGGTTGTGCTTGTTTACATAACTTTCAGCCTGAACAATGGCAATTCGATTCGATTCCGTTTGGCTTGCTTCCTTGAGTTCCAAATAATACTTCACGTTATCAGGTGGGGTTGTTGCAGTAAGGATTTTGTGTGTCAATCCCAACTTTTTAAACGTCTGCCCTCTGAGCCTTGCACGCAATCGACCCAAGGCAAATTCAAAGTTGCGGATGTCACGAGTTTCATCGCAGACAATAGCATCCCATTCTGACCCGTTCACGGTGTTGTAATTGTCGAGGCTGGTCAGTACGCCATAACTGCCCCAACGAAAGGTTATGACGTTCTCTGAGCCGATTCGGCTGTATGGTTTAACGCCTTTCATTTGCTTATTGATAACGTAATCAACATCAGGACGCAATCCCATCTGCGACCATGCCGATTCAATGCCGGGCAGTGTGGCGGTCTTCATCATCGGTACGGTCGGTGCGCAAATTAGAACACGTGCGTTCGGAATGGAAAGGAACGGAAGCGAAGCCATGCCCAACATGAATGTTTTGCCAACGCCTACACCCGTAACCATGTGAACTTCTTTGGCTTCGGTATGGTGCAGGAGATAGTATGCTTGTTGCTGTGCTTCGTTTAAAGTGGTCATCAGTGATTCGATGCAATCCAATCATCGCAACTTGCGACACGAGCGTACACGTTGCCTGCACCCTTCGATAACGAGAATGTTGAATTGGTTACAGGGTCGTGCTTGGTTACGATTATTTGAACCGTATCGCACATTTCCATTAACTCCGACACCTTGCGGTCAATCATGGAATCAATTATGTCTTTTTCGGTTTCGGTCATTTCTTTAGTTTATCAATCGCTTCCTGCGATATATTTACGGTGATGTTGGGTGGTTGGTATTGTTCGTCCTGTTTCGATTCGACTTCAATGCGTTCACCGTAATGTCGTGGTGCTTTTTTCGATGCACGCCATTTATAAAATTGAGCCAATTCCCGTGCCCTTGTCACCTCAGTCATTGTGCCATCGGCTTCAATTAAAACCTGCTCTGCCTTGTCGGAATCGGTATCAGCACTGAATTGGCGTGCCTCCTTGATACGTGCGGAATGTTCGGGCAGGTGGATGAAATCGAAGAAAACGGTTAAACTCATACCGTATTTGCTTGCCATTTCTCTGTAACTCATGCAGTTAAGTATATCCTCAACTACTTCGGATATGTCAGGACGTGGTATTTTAGTAGGCTTTGCCATGCCTCAAATTTACGAAATAAAACTATACCGCGCACACTGCAATGATAACTTGTTTATTTTCAATACGTTCCATTTTCTTACGTAGGATAGTTCATTGATTATCAGGCAGTTTAGGATGGCGTAACTTGAAAATTTTTTCATCTTACGTCCGTAACCCCACTGAAAATCAATAGAATATAAGTATAAAATAAGATAGTATAAGATATATTTACTTTTAGAGGGATATTGAAATTTTTTTTTACGAAAATTTATTTTTTTTTTCTCTTAGAAAGTTGAGTTTTGTTAAAAAAACCCCATCATCTTACGTAAAGCAGTATAAAGCATTGAAAAACAGTTACGTTACGGGCGTAGGATAGATAGAACACTATCTTACGCCATCCTACATATCTTACATATTCTTACATTTGTGCATGGAAAAGACCGAAAGTAAAATTCAGCAGGACGCGATTATGGAAATCTGGAACAAAATGCCCGAAACGCGCTTGTGTTTGTTCCACGTTCCCAACGGTATGTTCTCAAATGCCCGTGAAGGGGCTAAATTTAAGGCTCAGGGCGTTATCGCAGGCGTTCCCGACCTCGTATTCATCTGGGCGGGTAAAACGCATTATATCGAGGTTAAAACGGCAAAGGGGAATTTGAGCCCGCAACAAAAAGCCCTGCATCAGAAATGGGCTGAGCAGGGCGTAATTGTAAATGTGTGCAGGAGTTCGGAAGAAATTATTGCGATTGTTGCCGAATTGGTACAACAAAGTAAACCTGACGCGAACTGCAACCGGGCTTCTTCTCCGTGCCCTTGTTAAATGACAATCGGTTCAAGCATCTGCCAATCCCAACGGCTGACACGCGTATTTGCGTGCGCGATTGAATCTGACTTGCTATTTCGGTCGCGGTAAGAGATATGCAATTTGCATCTTGAGGCTCACCCATTTCGTAATAAGTCAGTAGTAGTTCCTCGTTGGCATCGGGCGCGGTGTTCTTCATACTAACCTTTTGCAACATGTCATTTTCATAGGCATTAAGAAATGCAGATTCACCCGCACTTGTATAGAGGTGGTATGCCTCAATTAGCGCGTCTGTCTTATCAATTTTATAGTA